GGGGGCGCGTCCTGCTCGATGGCGGACTTTGCGCGTGGTTCGGCCACCCGATCGGAGGCCGCGACACGGGGGGGAGACGCCACGACCTCCGATCCGATAGCCGACCGCTCTACGCCGCAGTCCCGAACGAAGCGGCGCGTGGCTAGGCAGTGCCGACGCGGGTCCCCGCTAGAAACACAGCGCCAGACGCAAGCCAGGCACTCGGGTTGGTCGATGTCCGATGTCTCCAGCGCACGCCAGCCGTCCTCAATGCCGATGTTCCGGTTGAAATGGAACCCGCCTAGGTCGCCAGCGATTACGTCGGACGGGTCGTAGCCGACCTCTGCCAGCGCCATCCGCACGCGCTCGATCGGCTCGGGCAGCGTCACCGTTCACCTTCCTTGCGTTCTTGGTGACCGGACGCCGACGCGGGCCGTGCATGCCCGTGCATCGAGGCCCCATCGTCTGTAGCGACGGGGACGCGTCCGGTCACCGCGTCAGCGGCTGGAGGCACGCTGACGATCTGGGAGAGGTAGTAGATGTGGGGGCAGGTCACGACCTGGCCGCAGTAGTGGCAGGCGTGGATCGTCCACGGCGCGCTCACTTGTTGCGTCCGATCAACACCCATGCAGCCAGACAGCGCAGGGAAGAGACGAGAACGAGAGCCGCCAGGAACAGGAGGACGGTCACAGCCCGGCCTCGTACTTCGCACGATCGAACAAGCCCTTGAACTCAGTCGGGTGAGCCTCGATCAGCGCCTTGATGGCGACGCCCCTGGCGGCTAGGTACCGCTTGCCGCGCTCGTTGCCGGTGCGCTCACGGTGCTTGGCGACGATCTTCGCTTGGTGCTCGCGGAAGTAGTCCTCGCCCATCCGCTCGCGCATCTTGGCGAGGTACTCGCGAGAGGCAGCGTTCATGCACAGCTTGCACTTCACCTGCCTGCCGTCGGGCCGGCGGCGGTTGCGGTGGAACTCGTCGAGGGCCTTCTCCTCGCCACAGGTGACGCACTGCTTCACGGCGAGAACGAGTGCGCCGCTCACGACGCCTCCACTTCGACGCGCACCAGGAACGAGGCGATATCGGGCTGCTCGCCCTTCACCCGCAGCACGCGCACCTTGCGCACACCGTCAACCGTCTTCACTGCGTCTTCGATGGCGACCAGCGCCTCGCCGGCCATCACCGGTCAGCCCCGAACGGGACCTCGCGCACCAACGGGCGGAGCGTTGCCTGCTTGCCTTCGTCCCACGTCACCAGGCCGAGCCGCTTCAACTGGCGCAGCTTGCGGTGCGTCGTCGATCGGTTGCGGTCGGTCTCGCGCAGGACGGTGGTGATGTTGGTGGCTCCGCCCATGACGGAGCGGAGGACCGGGAGCACGTGCGCGGGGAGCGGCTGGCGGTCGGTGAGGGAGTGATCAGCCATCACGACGCCACCTCGATCCGCATGTGCCGCACCGACTGGCAGTCGTGCATCGTCCGCAGGTTCAGCAGAAGTTCGGCGTACTCGGCCTCGGACAGATCGACCACGGGCCCGAACTCAGGTGCGATGAGTTGCACCCGGAACGTCATCGGTCCGTCGCCGTCCATCCAGAAGGACACCGAGTAGGCGCGGAGCCCGGCCAGGTTCGCAAGGCAACGGGTCACGTTCGCCGCCTTCGGAACAGACCGTGACCGCTGCGTTTCGATCAGCGCCAACGGGTGCTTGCATGTGTTGCAGTACTCGCACCAGTCAATGTCGATGACGGCGCAGGAGTGCGCTTCACGGAGACCGATCAGCCGGCGAAGGTTGTCGGCTCGATGCCACGACGAGTAGGCGAGGTCGCGTACTCCGGTCCGTTCACGGGTGCTCATGCCAGTCGCTCCTTGGCGATTGCCACCACGTCAGGGTCGGAGTCACACCCAATGGAGTTGCGACCCAACGCCTGCGCGGCCAGCAGGGTGGTACCGCCACCCATGAACGGGTCGACAACGGTCTGACCCTTCAAGGTGAGACGGTCGATGATCGTGGAGAAGGCGTCGAAGTTCTGCCCCCACTTGTGGTGTGCCTTGTCGTCACCCGACGAGGAGAACGTGTCGGCGAACCGCTCACCGCCGCCATAGACGATCAGCGGCTTCCAGTTCGACTGGACCCGCCGCGGGTGCGAGACGTAGGCGGGACCCTTCGTCAAGTAGCAGCCGGTCCAACGGTACGGCCGGTGACCTTCGAGCCGGCGGAACACCTCGGGAAGATGGGTCTGGCCGATGAGCACGGCGAGAACCCCGTCAGGCGAGAGCACCTTGTCGGCCCATGCTGCGAGGTCGTCGAGGAGTGGCAGGAACTCGAACGGGTACGGGGGGTCGCAGATCACTGCGTCGATGTCAGTGAGGTCTGCGAGCTCGAGCCGGAAGTCGCCACACCGGATGTCGACAGTCACCTTCTTCTCGGCCTTGGCGGCTTCGGCCTTGGCCATGCGAACCCGGCGGGCCTCGGCTTGCCGGTCGCGGATGACCCGCTCGGCACGGTCCAGTGGCATCTCCCCTGACTTGACCTTCTCGGCCAGGTCAGGAGCCTCAGCCGCTACCCGCTTCGCCTGCGCGGTGGCTCGGCCACTCGCACCGGTTCCCTTCGCAGCCCGATCGGTGGCGCGAGGCGCACGGTCCGTCGGCCGCTCGGTCTGCGGACCCTGGTGCAGATCTGCACCAGGGTCCGCCTCGTCGGGGACAACGACGCCGGCCTTCATACGTCGAGCCGCTTCCGCTTCGTAGAGCGGCAGGATCGTCAGTGCCAGGAACGCACGCTGACCAGGGGTCAGGTGCCGGCGCTTCACGTTCAGCGAAACCGAGAAGGTGATCGGGTCGTCGCCTCCGTAGACACGGGTCGACACCGGGACACCTGCGATCTCACAGGCCCTCACCCGGTTGCGACCGTCGAGCAACACGTTCCCAAGCTCGGGGTCGTCGTACAGCCATACCGGCTCGAGCTGGCCGTGCGCCTTGATGTCCTCGGCCAACTCGGCAAGGTCCTCGTCGGAGATCATGGGGAACACAGCGGCGGCGGGGTGGACCCGGTAGCCGCCGAGTTGGAGCACTTCGCCGGTTTCGCCGTCGAGCGTCACCGTGCTCACTGCTCTCCCCTAGAGGCCGAGCCAGCAGGGGAAGGGGTCAGGAGCGCGTCGACATCGGAGCGACGGAACAGACGGGCACCCTTCGGCCCCGACAGGGTGTGCGCGATAGGGATCTTGCCGGCGTCGGCCATGCGGGAGATCGTCTTGGCCGACTTGCCAAGCATGATCCCGACTTCGCCGGTGGTAAGGAGCGTGTCGTCGGGCATGGGGTGGATAGTGACATGGTGACGGGTGGCGGTCAATAGGCAATGCTGAGAAATCCGAGGGCGGGCGCGAAAGGAGCGCCGACCCCGAAGGGCCGGCGCTCCAAGGTGCGGACAGCGAGAGTCGAACTCGCACTGGACCGGGTTTGAGCCGGATGCCTCTGCCATTGGGCTACGTCCGCATGGTGCTCCCGGCGGGATTCGAACTCGCACTGTCCGCGACCTGAACGCGGTGCCTGCTGCCAATTGGGCTACGGGAGCGGGGTGAAGGTGGCGGGAGTCGAACCCGCACTGGCCAGGCCCTCGACCTGGTGCCTCTGCCGTTGGGCTACACCTTCGGGCAAGCGGAGCGGTGAGGTCTCGATCCCCACGCCTTGCAGCGCACGCCGGTTAGCAACCGGGCCGACCACCTAGGTCGGTACCGCTCCGAAGCGGAGAGTGGAGGAGTCGAACCCCTGGGCTTTCACCCATCGTCACCGTTTTCGAGACGGCTTGCGGTCCACACCGCGACGCTCTCCAAGGGAGGCGTCGGGTAGGGCGATGCCTCGCTAGGTCAGAGCTTGGCGTCGATGACGACGCCAAGGTCCGACTGGACGAGGCGGTGGAAAGTCGCAGCAGGACTCGGGCGTTCACAAGGCCAACTGTAGACCACGGGTCAAGCTGGTAACGCGCAACGGCCCCCCGCCGAAGCGAGGGGCCGTCGCGTGCCTGGGAGCAGAAGGAAGGCGGGGTCCCCCCTCTCCTGGCTGTGCGCCCGAAGGCGTCGAGACCAGGGTACGCCGGGGGTGTGACCGTCTAGGGCGCGTCGCTCTTGGTCGACGTGTTGATCGTCGCCAGACCGGTGCTGAGCAGGGCGCCGGCCAGGCCCACCCACAGCAGGGCATCGGTCTCGTTGATGACGCCGTAGGCGATGGCGATCGGGATCGCGGCGAGCAACACACGGTAGATCCAAGCTCTTGTGGCTTCGTTCATGGTCAGTCTCCTTGAGTTTGTACGGTCGGAATTAAAGGGAGAGGGGCTTCGGCGTTAATTGCGGAGGTGGTGCGTCCCTCGTCAGGTCGATATCGCGCAGGCGTGCCACAACCTTCGACAGCACCTCAGTTGCCTGGTCGAGCTGGTCCAACGCTTTGAGCGCAGGCGGGACGATGGGGGCGGGACGCCAGAACCGGAGCCTCATCGCTTGTGCCGTGACCATTCGGAAAGCGCCTCCGTGTTCTTTGCCAGAGCTTGCGCCGCTTCGGTCAACGCCTTCGCCGACGACGATGAGGTGTCCACGAGCCGGTCGTTCACGGACACCAGTTGGCCGCGTAACTCCTTGATCGTGGCCCGCTGGTCGAGGATGATCCCCACCGCCAGCGCCCCGAAGGGGAGGAACGGGCCCAGGGCTGACAGCCAGTCCGATCCCGACTGCGCTGTCTGCGCGATGAGCGACCACACTCACGGCCCCGCTCGGAAGTAGGGGGCCATTTCGGGTTCGGTGCACTCGTCGGCGTCCTCGATGCGACCGGTTTCCTCGATGATCCGGCAGGCGGCGGCGCGGGTCTTGTAGCCGCGCGCGATCCCGGCCTTCTGGACCTCGAGCAGTTCGCCGGCTCGGACGAACACGGCGGTGGTTGCGACGCAGACGAGGGTGATGACCACGATGCCGAGCCATTCCCTGATCCGTTGCTGCCGGGGCGTGGTCACTTGGCGACGGGGAACTTGGCCAGGTGCTCCGAAGGGACCTCAGCCGGCGTGCCGTTGGGGCCGTTGACCCGCGCCGCACCAGTGACCAACAGCGCCGTCAGGGTGGCCCCGTCGGGGACGTGCCAGCGCGACGGGGCTGGGGTGGCGGTGCAGATCCAGACCTTGCGGTCCTTGGCGTCGCGGACTGCGATGGGGGCCATGTCGTCGTCCTCTGGTTCGGGGGTCGGTTCGGGTTCGGGCTGGGGGTGCTGCATGGCGATGACGCCGGGGATGATCTCGGTCTTCACCTGGTCGATGCGCTTGCGACCGGGGCAGGCTTTGGCGACGGGGGTCCACTTGCCGGGGGTGCCGAACTGGATGTGCCAGCCGATCCCGGTGCCGTCCCAGGTGGGGCAGAGTTGGCGGGCGATCGGGTGGGTGCGGGCGCACCAGTCACCCAAGGCGATCGAGGCTTCGATCTGCTCGGGGGTCCAAGGGTCGCCGTCCCAGTTCCGATCCTTGACCGCTTGCCGGTGGTTCTCGGTTTCGACGGAAATGGCGAACGGGTTCGCCTTGTAGTTGGCGTCAGCCCTCACGTCGGTGTCGATGTACTGCTCCACCGTCCCGTCCAACCCGATCCAGAAGTGGGACTCCAACGACGACCCACCGAGGAAGAACCGGTACAGCGATCCGGTGCCGGCGGCGGAGTGGAAGATCAGCACCCGTGGTGTGATGCGCGGCTGCGTGTCCGACTCGGGGAGCAGGAGATGTCGGGCGTGCGGGTACAGGCTCACCGTGGGTTCCTCCACCGCTTCGGCCAGCAACGCCGCACCAACCGGCCCACGGGGGTGTTGGGCACCGGCATGAGGAAGGCGACAGCCGGTTCGTCGTCGCAGTCGTAGCCGCTGGCGAACCTCGTGACCGGCGTGGTGGTGCAGTTGGTGGGCAGGCTCACTTGCGGCTCCGGTCCTTCGGGTTGGGCTTCGTGTGGCGTCGCTTGCAGTCACGGCAGCAGCGGTCGCTCGGGATGCAACGCGCGCCAGTAGGTGGTGGTGAGGGCCACTCGTCAAGCAGCCGTCGCCGCAACTCGTCGTCGTCGTCAGACAGCAGAGGGTCGCTCACGCCATCGCCTCGATGATGAACCGGCACCCGGTCTCGAACGTTGACGAAGCGGGGAACAGTTGGATCGAGGCCGGCAAAGCCGTCGACTCCCAAACCACCGGTCGAGGCGCGGCCGAACCGGGGCTGAGCGCAGCGGTGGACGCCATGACCAGAGGGATCGAGTACCCGAGCGCCCACTGGCCGGGGTGCGACGACAGGTGGAAGTCGATCGCAGTGGGGCGGTTCGTGTTCGTCTGCGAAGCCGCCATGTTCGACAGGTCGAACGAAGCTGCTAGTGCGCCGCCCGCCGAGGAGTACAGGGACGAGGTGTCGCTGTTGAGCGTGGCCCGCAACGCAACCGACCCGGCGTCGGTGCGGCTGACCCGGCCGAGGATGCGGATGCGCCACTGGGTGCCGGTGAGCGCGAAGGACTCCGACGACGACGTGGAACCGAGGGTGCGGTCGTGGATCACCTGCCAGCCGGGAACGGCGAGCTTGTCGGCCGTGACGGCCCCGGCGGCGATCTTCGCCGTCGTGACCGTGCCGTCGGTTGGGGTGCGGGTGTTCGTCAGCCGGGAGTCGGCGTCGACCACAGCGGTGCCGGTGATCGTCGAGGGGGCCTGGGTGCCGGTGTGGTTTGCCCGCTGGATCGCGAACGCCTGGGCCGCGGCCTCGGCGGCTTGCGCTCGAGCGGTCTCCGTCGCGAGGTTGGTGGCGACGGTGGTGACCGATGCGGCGGTGGCCAGGAGCGCCGTGTTGGTGATGCCGTGTACGTTCGTGCTGTCGGCCAGGTGAGCGTCGAAGTCGACCTGGCTAACGCCACTGCCAGCGCTTGCCGCATCCTCCCACCCTGCGGAGTACGGGGTGGTGCCAACCTTGGTGAGCACCTGACCGTCGGTTCCGCCAGCAGGTAGGCCGTGCGATGCGTCCGGTGACGCAGGGTCGATGAGGGCGATGTCAGGGTCGCCCCAGTCGTAATCACCGGTTGCCGGTACCTCGATGGTTCGCTTCGCCCCTGCGGCAGTGATCAGGTAGAAGCACCCGGGCGGGTCCATCTCCCCGTCGTCGGTGGAGGCAAGGTCGAGCTCGAGGTTGCCGGCCTGGTTGGTCAGGTGCTCGGAGCCGGTGACGATCGTGTGGTTGTCGTCGATGACGAACCCGGGGTCGGTGGGGCGTGGTCCGGCGACCAACCGGACGGTCACTTTGGCGCGGGGGATCGGGTCCCCTGCGGCGTCGCGGGCGGTGACGGTGATCATGGTGCGGGCACCCATCCCACGGTGAACGTGTTGCCGGCGCGGGTAGCGCCGAGCAGGTAGTCACCGTCAGCCAACCCACCCGTGGTCAGCTCTGGGAGGAAGATATTGAGCAGCAGGTCCCGGACGTTCGACGTGAGTTGAGGGTCCGTCTCCGGGTCTACCGCTGCGGAGACGATCGCCATGTCTTCCGGGCGACCGTTGCCGGAGACGGCTGTCCACTTCGCCGGATGCCCGTCGCCTTGCGGCACGTCGGTGAAACACCAGGCACGCAGGGATGGGGAACGCACGTCGGGCCAGGTGTGCGTGCCGTTCCAGTGCGACATGCGATGACCCGGCAGCCATTCGGTAGTGGTGCCGGTGCCGACGGTGCCACCGGAGTCGACGGCTTCGACCGCACCGACAGCGCCCGGTTCCGGGACGATGGCAGACAGACCGATCGGGTCCCCGTCGCCGGGGTCGGTGATCTCGATCGTCACCGATGCGCCGGCTGCGGCGGTGGCGATGTACCCGGTAAGGGTGGTGGCTGAGAAGTCGACCAGCTCGACCGCTTCGGCGGTCAGCGCGCTCGCGAACGCGGCTTCGATCAGGTGAAGCAGTGCGTCGGGGTCGGACCCGTCGAGGGGGAAGTCCTCGTCCACCGTGGACGTGTAGGGGGTGCCGTCCACGTCCACGGTCACGTCGAACGGGTCGGCGGCGAAGTCGGCGTCACCACGGATCAGCACCGCCGACAGGATCGTCTCGACAAGGTGAGGGAGTAGGGCCGGCTGGTCGTCGTCGTCGACCCAGCCGACACCGATGTACGACGCACCGTTGGCGAACGTCAGGTCCACTCGTTTGCCTGAGCCGGTGGGGCGACCGAGGTCGAGGAACCCGTGAGGGTCGGCGGGGGTGGCCTGCGGGCCGATGACCACGGTCACACCGGAGGGGTATCCGTCGAGGTTGAGGCGGGTCAGGTCGTCGCCCGGGATCACGAGGGTGGGCAGGGGACCCGACGACGACTCCCATTCGGGGGGGACAGGTGTGAGCACCTGTATTGCCGGGTCGCCCCAGTCGTAGTCACCGGAGTCAGGGACGGTGATCGTCCGCTTGGCCACGTCGGCACCGATGACGGTGGAGATTTGGTAGAAGCACCCGTCAGGGCTGAACCCGTCCGTGGGGGGAAGGTCGAGAGACTTGACCCCGGTGGAGCCGGTGACGGTGCGGGACTCGGAGGTGATCGAGTAGTCGCCGGTGGTGAAGTAACCGGGGTCGGTGGGGCGCGGGCCCGCGACCAACCGGACGACGACACGGGCACCGGGGACGGCGACCCCTGCGGCGTTGCGCGACGTGACACGGATCGTGGTCATGGGTCGTTCCTATGGGCGTAGAGGTAGGAGGTGATGTCGTCCAGGATCTCGTCCAAGGTGACCCCCAGGCCCCCGGGGATCGGGTTCGTCGGTTCCGCCACGGCAGTGATGCCGGCTTCGGCTTCGGCAAGGCGGGTCTGCGTAGCGACGTGCCCTTGCCCTTCCGTCGACAGGAGCGGGTCGTCGGGGTCCAACTGCGGCGGGGCGGAGGGAGCGGGGAAGGTGGGCCGGGGCGGGTCCCCAACGGTGATCGAAGCTGACCCGTCCTCGAACTCGACGTAGGGGGTGAGGTCGATCACTTCGTAGTCGCCGGTTGGCGGAATCGGGATCAGTGTTCCCCCCGGGTCCGCGCCGATGAAGCGGCGCAAGTACACACCCATGCCTGAGCGCACCGGCCAGGTGTGCGACACCACGCGGGTGCGCAGCGGGACCACCCACTCGCCGCGATGTCGTCGGGTTGGGGCGACTGAGCCGTCGATCAGGTAGAGCAGCGGATCGTGGATGTCCACGGGCTGCCCACAGACCACGTTGTCGAGACCGTCGTGTGTGGTGGTGGAGACGCTGATCTCTTGCTTCGGGCTGTTGATCTTGTTGGCCTCAACCGATGCGTAGGCCGGGCCGTTGGCACCGGTCACGTCGGAGCGGTCGATCAGGTGCGTCATCTCAACCGGCCGACCGAACGGGTCGAAGCCGCCAGTCGGGGAGCCGCCACCTAGCACCGGCCCTTCGCCCGTCGCCAGGAGGACGCCGCTCCCATAGTCCTGTACCGACATGGACACGGACAGATCAGCGGCCGTCAACCCTTCCAACACGTCCCCGTCGTCGGAGCGGTCATCTCCACCCATGCGGGTGATCAGCGGCACCTCGCCGGGGTACAACTCCGCGACCCGGCCCATGTCGACGCGCCCGTGGTGGCGGATGACCCATTCCAGGTTCCACTTCACAGCGATCATCTCGAGGAACGAGATGCGGGGGATGTAGCCCGCGGTGTCGTCGCCGAAGAGTTGCGACTCGTCCAGGTCGTCGGGCACGAAGTAGTAGCGGCGGCGCAACGGGGACGGCCCGTAGTCGAAGTAGGTGCCCACCACGTCGAAGCCGTCGAGCGTGTAGTTGAACAGGTCCGACCCCTCGACCCCCGGCGGTGAACCGACATCGAGCGAGATCCGCCGGTAGACGAACTGGCCGCGCTGCCCATCACCTAGGAGGAACTGCAACCCGAACCCGGACAGTTGCAAGCTCCCACCGAGGGAGGCTTCGGAGTCGGTAAGGACCCCGGTGTACTTCGGGCCGGCGGAGTACGGGAGAGGGTTGTCGTCCTCGGGGAAGATCGTCCCCGGCTGCGACGTGTAGTCGTAGAGCTGGTCTTCCATGAAGCCGTGGATCTGATCGGTCGGCACCCACGACTCTGTGACGATGATCTGAGCGAACCGGTGAGCCGCACCCATGATCAGCAACGGCAGGGCGATCGAAGCGGGGGTCTCCGGCTTGAGGGTGATGTCGAACGACCCGTTGGCCATCACGGTCTCGGTGATCACCGGCGCGCCAACCTTGGGGTCTCGATGATCAGCGCCCGCCACTCCTCAGCAAGATCGAGCGGGGCATCGTGCGCGTCACCTGCGGCGGTGGCGGCAAGGCCGAACTCCCATGCGAGCGTCGCGCTGGCAGGCTTCGCCGACAGGTTCCCGCTGTTCTGCGTCACCGCGATCCGCGAGTACAGGACGGGGGTCAGGCCGTCCACGTCGTCATCGCCAACGAGGGCGTCGTCGGTGAGCGTCGCGGCCATGCTCGGGTCGATGACGACGGTCATGTTCGCTGTCGAGGACACGGACAGGCGGCAGTGCAGGATCGGGGAACCGCGGCGCACGGTGATGTCCAGGTGGTCGCCCGCGAGGACACCCGATGCACGCGCCAGACCGACCCGGATCGCCGACAGGTGTGGGGCGTTCCGCATCACCGTCACCACATCCGACACGGTGAAGTAGGTGCTTGTGTCGTCCTTGATTCGGAACGTCAGGTCCACCCAGTCAGTGCCGTCCCACGCCGACACACCCAGGTCCCCGGCGTCGTTGCGAGCCGAGATGATCCCGTTGTGGATCTCCCAGGTGTGCCCGTACCGGAAGTCGCGCCCAACGAGGTCGACCAGGGAGGCCGCGTCCTCACCGGCACGGACCGTGCACGCGCCCACGTAAGCGTCCTCAGGGCGGAGCGTCCAGTACGCCGTCACCGAAGCGATCCCTTCCCGCGTCGTCAGGTCGCCCGTGGCGGTGGATCGGGTCCACTCACCGGTGGAAGCAGCAACCCACTCCACAGCGTCCTCGGGCACGGAGCGCACCACCCGAACATCGGCGATCAGCCCCGAGTCGGTGCCCGGCGCGACCCCGGCCTGGTACAGAGCCTCGAACCGGCCCCACCCGCCCACGTCGACGCGTTGGAGCTTGATGTCCACCGGGAACCACGGCGACGAATACGAAGTGGCCACCGTCCCAGCCGACGCCGACGCAACCCGGTACCACCCGTCCTCCTGGGGGTCCGTGGTCCAGGTGAGCGCCACCACTTCCTCGTCGGTGTTGCGCGCCAACTGGAGGACTTGGTTGCGGTACTGGACCGCGTCCTCGATCGTGTCGGCCCGGACGATCCCGGAGATCGACAGTCCCCCGTCGCCGTCGAGATCCCACGACTCCGGCATGGTGCCGTCGGGGAAGGTGGCGCGACCGATGTTGAGCGTCACCCGCGTGCCCCAGCGCCGGCCCGGTTGACCTTCGGGATCAGCGGCACGACCTTGCGGGCCACCACCATCCCGTCGAGCTCGAGCGTGACGTTGATCGACTGCGGACCCGCGGCGGCAGGGGAGGCGCTATCAAACGAGATGCCTTGCTCGGGGGTCAGGATGCGCTCACGGTCACGCAGCAGCGCGAGTCCTTCGCCGCCGGCCGTTGGAGCTCGGAACGTGCCGCCCTGGTGGAACCGCGGTATGGAGCCGAACGGCTGGAAGTCTTTGCCGAGGACGGAGAACTTGAAGTTGCGGATCGTGTCGATCTTCTCATTGAGGAACCCTCGGATCGAGTCCCACAACTTCGAGCCCAGGTCGCCGACGAACCCGACAGCACCGGAGATCCCCTCACCGATCTTGGTGAGGATCGCTTTGCCAGCACCTAGCGCGGCCTGGCCGATCAGAGGGATCGCGGCCACGATCCGCCCCGGCAGATCGGTGAAGAACCCGACCACCCCGTCGACCGCGTTGCCGGCCAAGGTCTTGATACCGTCAAGCGCGGCACCGATGGCGGACTTGATTCCCTCCCACGCCACGGGGATGGCCGCCTTGATTCCGGTCCATGCGGCGTCGAGCAGGTTCCGTAGAAGGCCGAGCGCACCCGAGACGATGCCCTTGATGGCATCCCAGGCTGCGCCGAGCATCTGCTTAATGCCGTCCCAGGCCTTGCCCCAGTCACCGTTGATGACGGCCATGACCGTCTTAATCCAGCCCTGGATGTAGGAGATCGCCGCCGAGATGACCTTCGAGATCGTCTCCCAGGTCGTCTTGATGACGGTGAGGACGTTCGACCCGAACATGTCCCAGTAGGTCTTGATGGCAGTGAGGGCTGCATTGACCACGTCGCGGACCACGTTCATAACGTGGGTGATAGCCTCGCTGATCTGCGGCCAGTTGGCCTTGACCCACCCGACAACCTCGTTGAACACCACGACCACCCCGGCGGCGAAGGCCTGCATTGCCGGCCAGACCGTCCCGGTGAGGAAGGAGGCGACAGCGTCCACGACGTTGCGGAACCCCTCGAACCGGTTGTAGGCGTAGATCAGCCCAGCCGCGAGGGCAGCCACGCCGGCCACGACGAGCACCACGGGCGACAGGAGCGCGAGAACGGCCGCCGCCACCGACCCGATGGCTGCAAGAAGCACGCCGCCGAGAACGACGGCGAGCCCTGCGAAGATGGCCTTCGGATTCTTCTTGGCGAAGTCGACGACAGCCGCGATCACGGGCCGTATGGCCCCAACGATCTCAAGTAGCTTGACCCGCGCCTGGTCGATGTAGGGGCGCAGCTTCTGGAACTGGGCCCCCGCCTTGTCGATCGCCACCGGCAGCCGCTCAGAGAACCACTTCACGGCACCATCGACGATCGGGATCAGCCGCGCCCCGATGGCCTCCTGGATGTTGCCGATCGTGACCTTGAGCCGATCAAGCGGCGTGGCAGCGGCAGCAGCTGCGCCGCCGAACTCCTTGTTGAGCTCGGCCAGGATGATCTTCTGCGCGCCCATCGTGTCGCCGCTGGCCTGCAACATCTTGATCATGTTCTTCTGGTCCTGCGTGAACGAGACGCCCGACTTGGACAGCGCCGTGATCCCCTTGGTGGGGTCGTTCAGTGCCTTGCCGAGCTGGATGGATGCCGACTTCATGTCGGTCCCCAGCGCGGTCGACATGTCCAGGGCCGCAGCGGTCGCCTGGTTGAACACGTCGTTCCCTGCGCCGACTTCGTTCTTGATGTTCGTGAAGGTCAGGAGGAGGTTGGCGTTGGTCTGGATCAGTTCGTCGTCCACGCCGGTCAGCTGCGAGAGCGATCCCGAGTAGTCGGCGATCTGCTTGGCCGTGACGTTGGCTGCGCCGCCAGTGGTCTTGATGACGCGCTCGGTTTCCCGGCCGATCTTCAACGACTCAGCAGCAGCGGACCACGCCGACTTGAGGCCGGCGGCGATTCCTCCGGCGATGCCGACTGCGGCGAGCGCGCCGACCTTGGCGACCTGCTTGCCGATGCTGGAGAGCTTCGAGCCCATCCCCTTGGCTGATCGTTCCGTGGCAGCGAACGCACGTTGGGCGTCCTTCTCGTTGCCGGTGAGGATGACCTCGAGCTTGCGTTGCGCCATCAGGTCACCTCCGCTTTCCCTCCTCGCGGAGATCGTCCAGGTAGGCGTTCAGTTCGAGCGGTGTCAGTCGGTCCACGTCCCACGGCTTGAGGCCGTAGAGCTTCGACAGGGCCGGCCAGGCGTGGAGGAGCCGGCCCCTTACGCTTCCGGGGAGTCGTCCTCGGCGGTGCCGTCGTCGACTGTGATGTCGAACGTGTCCTCGTCGACCTCGGCCGGCCACTCCGACAAGGCCTGCTCGAGCGTGCAGAGCGGGTTGTCGCCGCGGGCTGCGAGCCACCACCACACCTGAATGGTGTCGAGGCCAACCCCGTCCTCACCTGAAGCGAACGCCTCGAAGGGGAGACCGGTGGCCTTGCGAACGATCAGTCGCTCCGAGAACGGAACCGCGCCGGGTCGGAACGTCCTGACGATCGGCTCACCCTCAGCGGGGCGCAAGGTCAAGGTGATGGTGGTCGAGGCCGCCCTTGCCTTGCTATCGCCGCCGGTGGTACCAGCGCTTCCGGGTCGTGGTGCGGATGCCATCTGTCTCCTACTTGGTCGGGAATGCGCGCTCGGTGAGCGCGTCGATGAGTTCGCCGTAGCGGTCGACGATCTTCGGCATGTCGTGGCGGATCGCGTCGTTGATGCCGTAGGGGCCACCGGGTCCACCAACGTCCCACGCGTTGCCGACCCACTGGGGTTGGTTGCCTTTAGCCGAGGCCCCGTACTGCGGTGCGCCGTACCAGCCGGTGTGTTTCTTAGCTCCCCAGATGGCGGCGTTGGCTTGGCGGGCGACGCCGATGGAAGCCTTGGCGGCGGTACCGGTGCCGGTGATCTTGCTGGCGAAGTGGGCCTGGACCGGGCCGATGCCGATGGCGAATCGGCGCGCCTCACCCGACACCTCACGGGCGAGGATGCGGTGCGTCTTCGCCAACTCCTTCGGCCACTGCTTACCGATGGCCTTGAGGTCGCGGCGGAACTCGTCGAGCCCCTTGACCTTGATGCCGGGGTCGGGCACTAGATCGTGGCGACAGCGTTGACCGTGGTGATCTTGATCGCCGTCTCGGCCAAGCCGCCCGTGGTGCGGACGAACTTGATCGGGATGTCCTCAGTGAGGATGTCCGTTCCGCCGACCATGCCCCCTGCGCCGTCATAGCGCACGTTGCCCTCGATCGTGAGGGAAGCGGAGCCGGCGGTGAAGGACAGGACGAGCGCCACCTCGGCACCGGAGACGAACCGGTTGTACTGGGTCAGGTCGTTGAACTCACCCGTGAGCGTCCCGGCGTACTCGCGCCGACCGGCCTCAAGCGGTTCTGCGATCGCCCCACCCGCAGTGGCGGAGAGGAAACGCCGGTCAGTCTTGAGGCCGTTGTCGCCCGACACCGTCGCGTTGGTGACATTGACCGTTGATCCGCCCAGAGACACGGCACCGTGGGTGAACTTGAACGGCTTGGAACCAGCGGCGGTGTAGGTCGGGGTGCCGAGGGTCTGGTTCACCACAACCGTCTGGCCGACAACCGTTAGGCCGAGGGTGGCGATCTCGCCAGCGGCGCAGGCGATCTCCCATTGGGTGATCTTGCAGCCAGCGAAGTCGAATGGGTGGACCGTTCCGGCAACACCAGGACGGCCAACCTGGATGCTCAGCGCCTTCCCGTCGATCGTGCCAGTGGTCGGCTTGTAGACGTGGGTGTACGGGCCGACGCCGGTGTTGGTCTGCGAGCCGAACATGTGCTTGAGCAGCACGTCGATGCCAGACGTGAACAGCTCGTGTTGGATGTCTCCGCCGACGGTGACCGGCCCGCCGTTCCACTGGTCAGCCGAGAGAATCGAGTGACCGGGGATGATTCCTTCGGACTCCAACCGCTCGCGCTCATGCGCGAGGGATTCGGAGATGAGAGGGACCGTTACCGACCCGTCCACCCGCGTGCCGGGGGTGCTCTCCTCCCCGTACATGATCTGTGCTTGCAGTCCTGAGGCCATCAGTCGTTCTCCTTCGGTTCGGACGCGGACGCGCCTCGGGGCTTGCTCTTGGGCTTGTCGATGCGCTCCCAGCCCTGGGCTTGCAGCGACTCAGCCATCGCACCGGTCGCCTCGATAACGGCACCGGGCTCGATCGGTTCCATGCCGGCGATGTGCGCGGCAACGGAGAGGGGGTTTCGTAGTTCCATCGGTGCTCCTAGTTGCTGCGGGCGTGGACTGCGATGTCCTGGGTGGCGTAGCCGCGCGGCCCCTCGGGGCTGCGTCCTACGAAGGTCGTCAACTGGGCGAGGTGCGCCGAGAGGACTCCGGGCACTTCCTCGTCGAGGGTGGGGTTGTCGGCCATGACCTCGTGCAGCCCGGCGACCAGCGCCGACAGCCGGGACCGGCATGTGTCCATGTCCTTGGCAGTGCACCGAATCTCGAACGGGACCGTGAAGTTGTCGTCGTAGATGCGTCGGCCGGCAAGGATCAGCGTGTCGTCCAGGGTTCCTTCGACTACTCCGGCGTAGACCGTCTCCGGCTTCTCGCGGTCGCCGGGCCAGCCTGCTTCGACCTGCACGCCCGGGAGTTGGGCTCGGATGTTGTCGACCAGCCAGCCGAGTACGTCGAGGCGGACGTTGGTCAGCGGCAGGTCAGTCATGCGACGTTGGGCGCGCGGTGGTTCGGGGCCGAGTTCAGTTGGTCGTCCACGGCCATCCACCCGGTTGGGCGACGCTGTTCCCAGTTCGCCGTCGAGGTGCGGTAGGTGCCGCCGTTGCCGTCAGCCCACGCGTACGCGTTCTCAACCCCGGACCCACCGGACTTGAGCAGGGCACGGACGTAGGCACGGCATCCGACGCGCAGGCACTCCGGCATCGGAGCCGCGCCGTAGCTGTAGAGGATCGTTTGCTGCGGGTAGGTGGCGGTGTAGCTGGGCCAGGTGGCGAGGCGCAGCCCACCCCAGTCGGACAGTTCGATCCCTGTCAGGTCAGCAGCCGTGCCGTCAACGAGGAAGGAGCGGACCGTGCGGGGGAACATCTTCGAGAGGAGGACGCCGTTGCGCCCGCAGTAGGGGCCGGTGTCGATCCCGAGCCGGCCGACGAACGAGGCCCCCAGGTACTCCTCGACGAGTTCGGCGTAGCTGTCACGCGCCCACCGCAGAGCATCCGACGGGTACGACGACGTGTCGGACAGTTCGTCGAGTTGGCGGAGTTCGGCGAGCGTGGCGTAGTGCCCGTCGACCACCTCGACCGTTTGGGTGAGGGTCTGCACCATGCCGTCGGCGGTGCCGGTCCAGGTGACCGTGAGACGGTCGATGTCGGTCGTGTGTGCGGCGGCGGTGAGCTTCACCTTGTACCGCCCATCCCCAACCAACGAGGCCGTAGGAGCCGTCAGGGTGGTCCCTGCGGCGTCCGTGACCGCGACGGTGGGGACACCCGTGTCTAGGTTCGAGGGGGCTTCCTCGTCGGCCCCGACGAACATCGGTGACGTGATGATGTTGTCGGAACCGACGAGGACCCTCACCTACTTGCGGACCTTGGTCGAACGCTTCTCGCCGGGCGCAGCCGTGGCCTGCTCGACGCGAACCACGTCCAACTCGGAGAACAGGGCCTCGCGGCCCTTCACGATCGGATCGGTGTCGTCGTAGAACAGGCCGGCGACGATGATCCGGCCGTTGGCGGTGAACGACTCGTTGGCGCGAACAGTTGCCATGAGCACTCCTTGGTCTGACCCAAGGGGGCCGGGAGAACCCCGGCCCCCTCAAGTGGGTGGTTAGGCGGCGGTGGGGACGCTCAACATGGCGAACGCGGCGTCGTTCACCGAGTCGGCCCCGACACGCCACCACGCGAGGAAGCCGCGCTGACCGGAGGGCCGGTTGTTCGACGTGTGGAACAGGTGCGGCACCAGTTCGATCGACAGGCCCACGCGGTCGACGATGACGTAGTTCGAAAAGTCACCGATGACAGCGAGGAAGTTGTCGGCCGTGGCGGCGGCGTCGGGCAGGACCCCGTCCATGTTCGACGACTCGTAGGCGTTGTAGCCCAGGAGTTGGGACGGCATACCTGCACCGATGCGCTCCCACAGGGCCGAACCGCCGGTGGTGTCGAACTGCCGGATCGTGTTGTAGATGACCTTGTTGGCCACCCACGAAGCGTTGGCGCGGTACCGGGCCTGCAGCGTGCCTTCCAGCTTGTACACGTCAGCCAGGGCGAACGTCTCGGCCGTGGTCGGGGCGATCTCCGACGTGGTGCCGTCGAGCGCCTTGGTGATGCCGGTCGGCTGGGCCGAGCCGGAACCGGTTGCGAAGGCAGCGCCCTCGAGGTCGTCCTTGGCGTTGGCGATCATCATGCGAACGTCGGACTCGATGTTCGCCCAGTCGCCTCCGATCTCCACGGAGAACGGCACGAACGCCTGACCCTTGTAGACCGGGATCGTCGGCTGGGCGAGCGTCGGGGCGTCGTCGGACACCTCGGCACCCTCAGCGTCCCACGAGGCGGTCACGCCGGCCGAGGAGACACCGTTCCACGCGTCCGTGGTGATCTGCACGACACGGCTGATCTGACGGAACGGGTTCGTCGAGTGCGAGCCGGTGTCGATGATCGTCGGGTCGAGGGTGAACGGCACGGCGTAGCCACCGTTGGCGTCGGTCAGCGACGCGGCACGGGACAGCTCCACGGCGGAACGCTCGGCCTCGGACAGCAGGGCACCGTCGCCGGCAGCCAGCTTGAGGAACGCGGACCGGTAGTCGGGGGCACCGGTGGCGAGCATGTGCTTGGCGATCCGACCGTCACGGGTGTCGACGGAGCGCAGGACGTGCTCGGCCTGCTCGCGGTGGGCGTCGGTCAGGCCTTCGACCTGCTCGATCGCGGCGAGGGCCTTGGACCGGACTTCCCCGACAGGGGCGTTCCACCGGACCTCGGACATGTCGAAGGGGTCGTTGCGCACGATCATGATCGGGGCTCCCTTGTTGCCGTCACCGTCGATGACGGCGGCGGGGGCGGTGCGGGCCAGCTCGGCGACCTTGGCCTCACGGGCTTCGATCTGATCGAGCTGGGTCTTGGCTTCGGTGCGGGCAGCAAGGCCCTCGTCGAAGCGGATCTGCTCGTCGGCGTCGAGGGAGCGGGATTCGCTCCCCTTGTCGATCGCGACGAGGTGGGCGTCGAGGAACGCGATGAGTTCGCGCAGCTCTTCCTTGGTCTTCATGGCTTGATTCCTTGGGATGTCAGCGCCAGGCGGCGCTCGTATGGGGACATCCCGAGTGCCGTGGGCGGCTCGGGGGTGTTGCCGGCGGCTTCGTCCGAAGTGCCAGGGGCGGCTTCGTTGGGAGTGCCGAGGATGAGGGCCCTGGCGAGCGCGAGGCGCTCAGAGTCGGGCATGTCCGACCGGACACCGACGGAGGTGTCGGCGTAGGCGGGGAAGACGACGGGGCCGAGCTCGTAGAGCTTCACTTCCTGCACGGTCCGCAGAGGCGTCTCGGGCGACTCGTCGTAGGTCTCCTTCACGACGGAGAACCGGAACGACATGCCGTCGATCGACCCGTTGGCGATGGCGTCGCGCACCGGCTGCACGAGCCAGTTGTCGAGGAGACGGGCCTTGATGTAGAGCCCGTGGCTGTCCTCGCGCAGCGTTTCGGCGGAAGCGATCGGGATGGACCCGACGAGCGGGTGGTGGCCGTGGTCGAACTGGATGACCGGGGTCCGCTCCTTGAGCGTCTTCGCGAACGCGCCGCGGGCGATCACCTCGTCGAAGGTGCCTTCCCATGAGTCGATGCGGGTCGGCGAGTCGAACACGGCGGCGTATCCCTCGAGGGTCAGGCCGTCGCCGCTCTCCGCCGCTCGTTCGAGAGTGAACGGCACGGAGCGCGTCAGGTTGTCGCGTGGAGCGTCCATGCGCAGTTCCCTTCTATGGGGGAGTTCAGGCCGCGGGTGCGGCCGGGTTCTTCGGGTCGTGCAACTGCACCGACACCAGCCCCGAGTGCTTCAGCAGGTCGAGGTTCCCGGACGTCACCGCGTCTACAGCGGACTGCGGGACGAACCCGGCGTCGATGTACTGGCGGATCGTCGCAGCGTCCAGGGAGGCGGTCTCGGCGGCGTCCTTCACGTCTTCACGGAGGAACGACACCCGGGAGTCGTCGTACCAAAGCTCGGCGTCAGCCGGCACTTCGACGAGGCGGGCGAGGGAGGCGGCGGCGTTGCGCCACGACGGGCGGGCGAACTGGTCACCGAACTGCCGGCGGGCCTGCCCGTAGTTCGAGTAGGTGGCTGCGCCGAGACCTTCGGACAACCCGACGACCACCGGGGGCACACCACCGGCGGCGGCGATGCGGGTCTCTCCTGCGCCTTGGGTGACCTTGAAGTCGATCTGCTTCATGTCGGCCCCGATGACCTTCACGTCGGCACCGCCGCCCGTGTACAAGGTCTTGTAGGCGTTCTCGACGCCGACGTGGCTGGCCTTCATCAACTCGACGAACTGCTTGAACGCTTCGGGGCTGAGTTCCTTGGCGAGCGACACCGACAGGTTCGGGGTGGCGGCGTTCTCGAAGAACTTGCGCTTGTGCTTCGTCGCCATCCCGTCGGCTTGGATCTCCGAGATCACGGGTGTCAGCCACGACATGCCTCGGAACTGGGCGAGCGGGTCAGGGATTGGGGCGTAGTGGGCGACCTGCTCCGGCAGGAGGATGACCGGGTTCTTCGTCGCCAGCCCGCCCGCGTAGTACAGGTACCCGACCGGGTTCGAGTCGAGGTCGTCAGGGTCACCGGACGGGGAGCCGACGATCACCTTCACCCAGTCGGGGCGCATCCGACGGACCCGACGCTGCCCGTCGACGTAGCGGGTGGTGCCGTAGAAGTTCCCGGCCAGGGAGGCGTCCTGTTCCATGCGGGCCAGCAGGTCGCCGGTCGTCCCGTTCGGCCAAGGCTTCTCCAACGGCAACAGAGCCTGGGAGCCGTACAGTTTCTCGGTGGCGAGGTCCCGCCACTTGAACCGGGCCTCGGTGAACAGCATCAGCCGGGCGAGGATCACGGCGAACACGACGCCGTTCGACTTGTAGGCGGTCTGCACGTAGCCGGTGAAGTTGTTCTCGATCGCCTCGGCCTTCTCCGACCCGTAGGAGGTCATGCCAAGCGGGTACTGCGCGCTGTTGTAGTTGAGCATCGCAGCGAAGTCGTTGAGGTTGAACCGTTCCTCGGTCCCCTTCACCCCAACCCGGTCGATGCGCCTCACGTGTCACTCGGGGCGAGCAGGTACCAGGCACCAGCGCAGGACAGCCCGAACACGGCGAGACCGGCGGACGGGTGAAGGATCCAGCCGGCCACCGTCAACGCGACAGCAGCGACCATCAGGAGCAGATGACGATTCATGCCCACACCACCATCGCTTCCGCTGCCTGGCCCTGATGGGCTACGAACCCGTGTCGGGCGAGAGTCACCGCAACCAGCGGTGAAATATCTGTCTCGGACTTGCGTTGCCACCGCCACGCATCACCAGCGGGCTTCTTCTTCACCGCGGCGAGCGCCACCGACAGGACCGGTTGACCCGTGTGGCTCAGGCGGTCCTCGATCACATCCAGGTAGAAGGCACCGCACGCTTGGTCGAGTTCTCGGGCAGTGACCGTGACCACCTCGACCGAGCCGATCATCTTGTCGGTCAACAACGCACCCGCCGGACCGG